CAACAATTGGAAATTTTAACATAACAGGAACTTTAGGAAGTGTAACTACATCATCAATTGTAGAAGTATTTCCAACAGGTATAGCAATGACCTCTACGTTGGCTAACGTAGACGCTGGTCCAGACGCTATGGCAACTGGTAACGCAGCAACCATGGCTCTTGGTACAATTGATGCCTTTAATCAAACAGGTTGGGGTAGACAAGGTTGGAATGTAAATGCATGGGGTGTAGAAGGTCAGTTTGCAACAGCTCTTGTTTCAGGTAATAATATAACCGCAACCGCTGGAACTCTTGGAATGACAGGAGATTCTAATTTAACAGCAAGCACTTTAAATGTAGCTCAAATAACTATAGCTAATGTAGACCCTGCGCCAGACACAATGATCACTGGTAATTTTATGTTGGGGGCTCTAGGAACTTTAGGTTTTCAAGGAGATGTCAGTCCTTCAGTAACTGGTATAGCAATGACATCTGCTTTAGGTAATGAAACTATTGACCTAAATCAAGAATTTACAGTTACAGGGATACCGATGAATAATCAACTATCATCGGCATTTACAGCGTTTACAGATGTATCGATCACAATTAGTGGATTTGAGTTGACTATGGCTCAAGGAAATGGTAGTGCTTTGATCTGGAACGAAGTTGATACAGGTTCAGCGCCTATAACACCTCCAGGATGGCGAGAGGTGGCTGCATAAAGAGTTTGACACAAACTCTTATTTTTAATAAAATGAATACATAAGGAATAAAATATGGCGAATTCAACATCTGCTAATCTAAAACTTACGGTACAAGCAACTGGTGAAAATTCAGGAACTTGGGGACAAATTACAAACACAAACTTATTAATTTTAGAACAAGCTATTGGTGGCTTTACAACTTTTAACGTAACTAATGCTAGTAGAGCATTAACTTTTAGTAATGGTGCTTTATCAAATGGTAAAAATGATGTTATCAGGTTGACCGGAACACTAGCTGGAAATCTAAACGTAACAATACCAAATTCAATTGAAAAAACTTATGTTGTGCAAAATGATTGTGACCATGCAGGAAACACACTAACTTTTAAAACTACATCTGGTACAGGTGTATTATTATGTGAAGGTAATTGTTATATATTATATTCTGATGGAACAAATATAGTAAAAGCAAATGAATATAGAAAATGGAGAGCTGTATCAGCAGCTGAAACAGTTCAGGCAGGTGCAAAACTTTTAGTAAATACAAATGGTGGAGCAGTTACAATTACGCTTCCAGCGTCACCAGCCACAGGTGATGAAGTCCATTTTGTAGATCAAGGTTATGATTTTAATAGCAACGCATTGACTGTAGGGAGAAACTCTTCTAATATAGCCAATGCCGCGTCCGATCTTGTTGTTAATACACAAGGTGCAGCTTTTGGATTAGTATTCTCAGGCGACGCTACAACTGGATGGACTTACACGGAGAAATAATATGTCAAATTACGAAGCAACAAAATACGATTTTTCTGGAGCAAACCTTACAGGTATCGAAGGCATACCAACAGCAACTATTGTGCCATGGACATCTTCGTCTATACCATCTGGTTTTTTAGAGTGTAACGGAGCAGCAGTTTCAAGAACTACTTACTCTGCATTATTTGCTGTTGTGGGTACGACTTATGGAACAGGTGACGGCTCATCTACTTTTAACGTACCTAATTTAGCAGACAATGTAGCAGTTTCTAAATCACCTAACAAAGCTTTAGGATCAACAGGTGGAGCAAATACTGTGGCTTCAACTGGTAATGTAGGAGGAGCAACAGCTAACCATACTTTAACCACTGCTGAATTAGCATCTCACGCTCACCCAGGAGCACAAGGACCAAATGGCCCAGCACCAGGGGGTAACCCAAGTAACCCTAACCGAGCTTTCTCTTTTGGTGATACTGGTAACGCGGGAAGTGGTAGTGGTCACTCTCACAATTTAAGTGCAAACTTTACGGGGGACTCGACATCTGTTTTACAACCTTATTTAACTGTAGTATATATTATAAAAACGTAGGAGATTTATGGCAACAAATGCAACATGGACAGTGGTGATGGATGATAAAATGATTATCAATCAAACTGTAAAAAATGAAAATGGTTATGGAACTGCTTACATTATAAACGATGATAGTTTCTGGAGCCAAAGTAAATTTGCAGATGTTTGGGCTGTTCAGTATGTTGCAGATAATTTAGACCACAATGATACTGTTGAATATAGAGATGGTAAACCTCATGCTACTTGGAATAATGCAAACTTAGGTTCTTTTTCTGATTTTATAACAAAGTGGGATGCAGCTCACTTAGCTCAACTTCAAGCAAACTGGGACAATGATAATATTACAGACGAAGATGGTAATATTACAGAGACAGCAGAGCAAAAAATAAATAGACTCGGTCCTAGACCAACTTCATACACTTCGTAAATTCATCCAAGAAGTCAACATATATTTTTCACCGGATAAAGGTGGATTACCTCTATGTAAATATGGGAAAGCTGCGGGCCAAATAACTATTCTACCTTGTTTTGGACTAACTCTTTTTGAAAAATGCAGAAATTCTGTTTCACCACCCTCTTCAACATCATTTAAATATATTGCAAAAACAAAAGCTCTAGCTTCTCCTTTTGAGCCACGCATATGTTCGATGTGCCATTGGTGATATCCACCTGCAGGCATTGTTTTTTGTACTTTTAATTGAGTAAAATGAAACTCTCCATGATCATAAGCCGCGTCACCACCAGTTTCTTTTAAATAATGATTAAAAGATAAATTATAATTAGCCATTATAGATTTTAAATCTTCCCACCAAACTTCCATGTTCCAACCACCACAAAACAACATATCGTCTTTTTTTAAATTAATACCCACGCCTTCAAATGTTTGTCTGTTAACAGTTTGGTTAAACTTATTTTGAGTTTCAAAAAGTTTTATAGCATCTTCGCATTGTTTTTTAGGTATGTAATTATCATAAATACCTATAAAATTTTCTATCTTACTTTCGTGTTTCATTTTTTTACTATCAATTGATTTATATCAGGTAGCCAAGCATATTTCAAGGGGGACATATCTAACATATATTTTAAGTCTAACAAATCTTCAACCAAAACTTGACCTGGAAAATTTAAACTTGTATTTAATAATATATCTCCACTAGCTTTTAGTACTTCATAAAAGGCAGAGTTTTGATGTTTATTCACTGTTTGAACTCGGCTACTTCCATCAAAAGCAGATACATTTTTTAAAGGCTGTTTAGTTTTAAAAGCATACAACATATATGGAGATGTAATTCCTTGCATATCAAAATAATCATTAGCTTTTTCTTCAATAACACTAGGAGAAAAGGGTCTATACCACTCTCGTTTTTTTATGACATTTATCTTATCTATTGCTTTATCATTATGACAATTTATTAATAAAGATCTGTTACCCAGTCCTCTTTGACCTTGTTCAGATCTTCCTTGAAACAATGCAACTGGTTCGTCTTTTAATATTCTAGCTATATTTTCTACTTCTATGGGTATAATTTTATATTTGTTAAATATATTTATATAATCATAACTTGGCTCTGGACCTAAATACATAGACTCTACTTTGTTTAATTTACCTTTTAAAAAATAGTTAATTAATCCTAATGATATACCTGAATCAATACACATTGGATCTATTTTAAAATTTTTATAATGTATAAAGTTATTATTGGCTAAAATATTTTGAGCAACTCCACCAGAATAATTTACATTTTCTTTTGGCATTATTTCCAATAAATCTGTTTCAGTTCTTTTTTGTAAAGAATACAGAAAATTTTGGCACTCAATATTACTCATTTCTTCGTTTAAATTACTGGCAGACTCTACTATTTTATTTCCATATTGAGATAGAGCCATTGTTTTTCCGCAATAATGAAAGCCATATTCATATGTAGTATTAAACAATTCACCTGTTATATTTCCATATCTTAATCCAATTCTTTTTTTATA